GCTGGTGTTGGTATTCCTTACGTTCTTGTTTATCCCGAGTCCATGCAGGGAACTGTCTATCGCGGTGCGCTAGATATGTCTGCTGTGTGGTTTAAGTCTCGTCATCAAGTGATGTCGTCAGCGGCTCGGCGTATTTATGAATATGTCATGGAGTACGCTATCAAGACTGATCCCACGCTCAACGACGCTCCTTCTGACTGGTACGAAGTAGCGATAACCGCTCCGCGCTCCCCAAATGTTGATGTTGGTCGTAATTCCGCTGCTCAGTTGGCTGAGTTGGAAGCTGGCATTCTGACTTATGATGAGGTTTACGGTGCGCGTGGACTTGATTGGCGTTCAGCTTTAGAAGCAAAAGCTCAACAAGCTTTGTTTATCAGAGAGCTTGCTGGTAAGTACGGACTCCGAGTGTCAGAAGTTTCTACTATACAAGAGGATCGGCCAGAGCGTATTAAGACCGAGCCGACTATTCCGCAACCTCCTGAACCGTCTCCGTCTGATAGTCCCGCTCCGGTGGTTCCGTCAGAAGGCGGTGCAGTTCCAGTTGTAGAAGAAACGGTTGTTACTGCTACTGCAAAGAAGACTCGCAAACAAAAAGCCAAAACAGAATGAGCTTCACCAAGAAATCAGATTGGCTTTATTACGCTCCTGCGGCTTCCGCTGGTGAGACTGCGACCATTCAAATCTTTGACCAGATTGGCGAAGATTGGTTTGGTGGTAATGGTCTATCTGGCAAGCAATTCTCTGACGTTCTCGCTGAAGTTGGCAATGGTCCGCTTTTGGTGGAGATCAACTCTCCCGGTGGCAATGTCTGGGATGGTCTGAGTATCTACAATCAGTTGCGCGGTCGCAAAGCTCCGGTGACCACTCGGGTTGTTGGTATTGCGGCTTCCATTGCTTCGATTATTGCTCTGGCTGGAGATAAAGTAGAGATGGCTGATGCCGCTCTAATGATGATCCACGATCCTTCTGGAATGGCTTCTGGTACTTCGGAAGATATGCGTAAAATGGCTGATGCTCTGGATCAACACGCTGAAGTGCTGGTTGGAGTGTATGCCAAGAAGACCGGACGCTCTCCCGAGTCCATCCGCGCTGCAATGAAATCGGAGACTTGGTTTACTACCGCCGAAGCGATTCAGTTTGGCTTGGTAGACAAACCCATCAAACAGCTTGCGATGGCTGCTAAGTGGCATCCGCTAGCCGTCACCAAGACCGCTCCCGAGACGGTCAAAAACAACCTCCGCAAAGGTCTTGAGCAATACGCTGAAGGTTTGGCTGGTGATGGTCTTGAGAAGCAAACCGTTCTTGAGGCTGAGTCCCTCGTTGCTGGAGAAATTCCCACCGAAGATAAGGTCCAAAAAGCCAATGCTTGGTGGGGTCGCAATGAACGATTTCTTGAGGCTGAACCCAACACTCCCGCTGATGTTGCAGCAAATCTCTGGGGAGGTGCTGCTGGACGCGATTGGTTCCGCGCTCTGTACGCTCAACTGGAGCGTGAAGAACTGGAGGAAGATGATTCTCCAGACGACAAAGTTTCTGCGGATGGCAATAACGCTATCAGCGAAAATGGCAAAGTTTCTTTGCCGCAACCAACACAACAACCCGACACAAAAGATATGTCCGATAGCACTACTGTGACGGCTGCGGCTGCTCCTGCCGCTTCCGTTGATCTCGCGTCCATCATGGCTAAGCTCTCCGCTCTTGAGGCTTCCATGAAGTCTCCCGCCGCCGCTCCTGCTCCTGAGCCGGTGCGTCCCGTTATTGAGAACCTCGGCAACCCGCTGCTGGAGAAGCACAAGTCTCTTCGCGCTGGTGCGGAGCGTCGTCGTTTCTTGGTCGAGAACCACAGCGAGCTTCTCCGTCAGCAGAGCATCTTCGCTCCGCAGAACGCGAACTCCTTTACCTCGACGCTTGTCGTGGATTACCTCGCTGACGCGATCATCACCGTTGCCGCTACCAAGTTGGCGATGGTTGACGCTTTCAGCCGCAACGTGGGTCTGGACAACCTCCGTCCGAAAGCCACCGTTCGCGTGAAGAAGTTCACGACCGGCACTGCCGCTCAGGTCAATCCGACCAACTGGGAGACCAACAACGATTCGACGCTCGCTGCCACTTCGGTGACCGTTGACCAAATCAGCAAGAACTTTACCGTCACTCAAGAAGAACTAAATCAGGGTTACGCTCTGGCTGATCTTGCTGCTGGTTCTGCTGATCTGTTCGCTTATGGTATTAGCGACAAGATTACTGCCGTGATGACTGCCGCTAACTACGGCACCGCCGTTACGATTGGAACCGCTGCCAACTTCGACACCAGCGACCTCCCCGCGATTCTCGCTGCTGCCAAGAACTATCGTTCCAAGAACCTCGTTCTGGACGGTGGACACATCGCTCGCCTGTTGTTCTCGTCGGCTTCTAACACCTTCCCCGATGGCCGTCTGTCTTCGCTTGCGAACGGCCGTTTTGGATTCGATGTCATCGCCGAGAACAACCGCTGGACTAATGCTGAGACCAACACCGCTGGCTTTGTCTGCGGCCCTGACGCTATCGCCATCGCAGCCGGTCTTCCGGTTGGAATGGTTGCCGGTGAGTTCATCGAACAGCGCACGGTTACCACCAACAACGGTCTGTCCTGCTTGCTCTCGGTCTGGTATTCCCGCGCCACACGCTCGCACATGGCGTCCTACGACATCATGTTCGGTGCTGCTGCTGCGGACACTACGCAAGCTGAAGTGCTGATCACCGCTTAATCCTTAAGGATATGCGTCTCGCTACTACCATTGCAGTGGACAAGAACGGCAAATCTAAGCTCGTTTCCGGTCCCGATATTGATGCGTCTCTCCAACGCGACAATTTCAACACTGTTTCTGTTCCTGAAGGAGGCAAGCTCATCTTGTGGGTACAAGGAGCCTTAGCACCGAAAGTCCGTAAAGGTTAACCGTTAAAATTGGGGAGGCTGCTGGAAAGTTCCGGTGGCCTCCCCTCTAACCAGATTTCAAAATGTCCGCATACCAGACCGATTTAGCAACGCAGGATTCGATGGGCCATCAGGGTTTTACTCTGGTCACCGGAACATCCGCTCAGACGAGCGGTTACATCGCAATCCAGACCATCACCGCGACCGTGATCTCGTCCATTGCTGGCACTGGTATCACTGGAACGTGGAGCGCAACCACCATTCCTGCTGGCATCACCATTGTGGGTAGAATCTCAAGCTTTACCCTTTCGAGTGGTGCTGTTATTGCATACTTCTCCAGAGCAACCACCTAATGACACTCGCGCTCTCGCTGCAACTGTCTACGTCGGATGATGCCATTGAGGTGGCATATCCTGCGATGCGTCGAGATATGATCCAAGAGGATGGCGTTTCATTTGTTCTCCAAGAAGACGGTAGTTCTAAAATCATTTTCTCACTTTCCACAGATTAACTTTTTGACCTATGCCTGATAGCAAGATTACAGCTTTAACGAGCATCGGAACTTCCACCGATCCCGCAAACGATCCATTGGTCATCGTGGACGTTTCTGATACGTCGATGGCAGCGAGCGGAACGACCAAGAAGGTTTCGCTGAATAACCTGCTGGCTTGTAGTCCCACCGCCACCCTCGCCAGCGCCACCATCAGCGGCGATCTGACGGTGCGGACGAATAAGCTGGTGGTTACCAGCACTGGTGTTGGTGTTGGTACGGCAACACCTGCTTACACCGCGCACGTTCGTACTACTTCGCCGGTTCTTGCCATTCAGGACGACACATCTGCCGCTACTGGTGTGGGTGGAATATTCAACTTCCTTGGATACACTTCTGGAACCTCTGGCGCGAATATCTTTTCTCAGATTAAAGGTGTTAAAACCGCTGGTTCTGCCGGTGGTGAGTATCAGGTGTTCACCTCTGATTCCGCTGGTAACTTGGTGCAACGGTATTTGATTGATGCCACTGGCGTCTCCACTTGGTCCGTAGGCGGCTCCACCGCCATGACCCTGAACTCCACGGGGCTGGGCGTGGGGATGAGTCCATCGGACAAGCTAAGCGTCAAAACCGGAGACATCTATATTCACGATGGCGCAGCAGGATCAAATACCAATTTCGGATTCAAGCAGAGTGGTAATGTTAAATACCGATTCAGATATGATGTAAACGCAGACACGCTGTCACTAGTTACAAGCTCTGGATTATTCGCTTTGACGGTTGATCAGAATGCATTCGTCGGCGTGGGGGTTGTGCCGAGTGCGTGGAATGCTGCGTTTAAGGGTATCGACATCAGCACTGGCGGTGCGATTGCTGGCTCTTCCGACAGCGTTCGACTGTTCAGCAACTCGGCGTTCAATACCGCTGGAAATAACGTCTACAAAAACGCCGCTACGGCTGGACGTTATGACATTCAGGGTAATGTCCACACTTGGAACATTTCAACCAATACGCCAAGCGCTGGCGGAACAATAACCTTCAGCCCCGCGATGACCCTCGATGCGAGTGGGAATCTGATCCTGTTGTCTTCAAACACTCCCGCAACGCTGACCACCAACGGCCAGCTCACCGTCAACGCCACCAGCAACACCAACCTCCGATTCAGCTATCGCGGATCTGACGGAACAACCCGCATTGCAAACATCACTCTCGCCTAATCCCATGATTACCCTCTCTTGGATCATCGAACACCTTCTCGTTAAGCCGACCGAAGGCACTCACACCGATGTCGTTATCACCGCCGATTGGCGTTGCAACGGCTCGCAGGATAACTACAGCGGCACTTGCTACGGCTCCTGCTCGTTCGCTCCGCCCAGCGGTTCGTTCACTCCTTACGAGGATCTGACCGAGCAGCAGGTCTTGAACTGGTGCTTCGCCAATGGCGTCGACAAGACCGCCATCGAAGCGAACGTGACGCAGCAGATCGAGAACCAGATCAACCCGCCGATCATCGCTCCTCCGCTGCCGTGGGCGGCGCAGCCTTCATCGCCGCCGGTTGAAATCGTCCCGCCGATGTTGCCGCAGGTGGAGCCGGTTTTGGTTGTCCCCGCTGTTGACGGTGAAGCTCCGGTCGTTGAAGCTCCGGTCGCCTAATATGGAAATTACGCTCAAGCTCAACGAACAAGAAGCCAACAACATCATTCAGCTTTTGGACATTGCTGTGAAAGCTGGCGGTCTCGCCAATGCTGCCGTCGCTTTGCCAATTGTTGAAAAGATCAAGCAAGCCGCTCAACCTAAATCCGAGTAATGCAAACTGACACCAACAATAGCAGCGGAGTAGGCATCTCTCTTGCAACTGCTGCTACTGCTGGTGCGGTCTCTCTACTTCCGCAGCTAACACAGTGGTTCCAATTCGGGGCCGCTGTGTTGGCTTTTGTCGCTGCCGCAATTGGACTCTGGAAAGCTCTAAAGAAATGAACTGGAAAACTACTCTCGCTGGAGTTGGCGCAATCATGGTTGCCGTAGGTGGAGCGTTGAAAGCTCTGTTTGACGGCGACCCGTCCACCAACATTGATCTTGCTGCGACCATTGCCGCTGTGACCGTTGGCTTTGGTTTGATCGCTGCCAAAGACGCAGACAAGAAACCAAAGTGAACATCGTCGAGCAGATCATCACCGCTTTGCTAAAGTGGCTGACTGGTCTGGCTAAAACACCACCAACCGCTGAAGATGCAAAACCAGACAAAGAGCTTAAAGAAAAGCTTCTGGATCGCATTAACCGCGCTGGTGGGTAGCTGTGGTTGTGGGACTCGCGTCGTTTACGTCCCCCACGGTGAGCCGGTGAGGCTCGCTGAGAGCGTCAAAGCTAAGGTTTGGGTCAAAGGAGCGGACGGTGTTTCTGTGCGCTCCAAGAACCGTATAACGCTGTCAGAGGGTTGGTACGCATTGCCG